TGGGTCGTATCGCGGACGCGAAACGCAAGCAGTACGACCGCAGCGCAATCGAAAAACATGGCGCCCTGAACAACCTGGCAGAGCGTCAAACGCCAGACAGAAACCAGCTCAACGAGCTGAAAAACAAATTCAACGGGGGGTGGAGGCCGTGACTGAGCGATACCCAGATCAGCATACGCCCTGGGATTCGGGTCGGCCTGTCTTCGACAGCAACAAGGCCTTGAGCCTGATGACGCCTACGATGGCAGTGCGAGTCTGGAGAGCTGCGCAACGGTCCGACCTGCGCCTGTTGCTGATCACCCGAGAGGCACACATGAAATTTTTGAGCGAGAGGAGAACAAGGTGAACGAAATTCAATTCATTGTGCCAGGCGAGCCGGTAGCGAAGGCGAGGGCGCGTCATCGGCAGATCACCACAAAATCAGGCCGATCGTTCGTGCAGTCTTACACGCCGAAGCAAACCGTCAGCTACGAGCAGACGATTGCAGATCAAGCCCGCGTCGTCATGCACCACGGCAAGTATCCGGTCATCACGGCGCCGGTGGTGCTCGAAGTCGCGCTCCTGTTCTCGATCCCGGCAGGCTGGCCGAACTGGAAGCGACAGGCCGCGCTCGAAGGCTTCATCGCGCACACGACCAAGCCTGACGTCGACAACGTGCTGAAGTCCGTCAAGGACGCGCTCAACGGTATCTGCTGGCTCGATGATGCCCAGGTCGTTCACGTCGATGCGTTCAAGCGCTACGGCGAGCGTCCAGGCGTCCGGATCAAGATCACGCCCGTGTCGGTCAGCAACTGCCAGATCACGCGCAAGGATCAACTCATCATCCCAGGTCAGCAGGAGATGGCGGCATGACCCGTGAAGAATTCCTGAAACGATGCGAAACCGTTTTCGACATGGGCCTGGCAAAGCCTGCGTTGATGCGTCTGCTACGCGATCAGCTCGATGCAGTCATGCGATACGAGCACACGCTTTTCAGTCATGGGCAAAGCCAAGGCCGGGACTGGTATGAGTTCCTGCAAGCCGAGTACAAGCGCACGGATGAGGGCAGGCGAACGCTGGCCAACGACACTGCCGGATACGACCTGCAGCGCATCGCGGCGATCCTCTCGCATCCGTGTCAGCTGTGTGCTGAGGATACCCAGGCTTGGCATACAAGGAGCGGGTTTTGTGAGCACCGTACAACGGTATGACACCATGGAATCTCTGGCCGGTCTCGCGTACCGGCTGGAGCGTTTCAACGCATGGCGGCGAGGCGATGACACTATCCCCCAGCCATGCCCAACCCAGCTCGGCAGAGACATCGAAGCGGCTGTCGTGCTGATCTGGAAAGAGGTCGATTGTTTTGCGCAGATGGAGCGTGAGAAATGAGCAAATATCCGGCAGCAATCTGTTATGACTGCGGCATCAAACACGGGCGACGCAAACCAGGCAAGCAGGCAGCAGCATGAAACGTGAGGTTATACACATGACACTAGCTATCACCAATCTTGAAATCCTGGACACAATCGCAAAAGCAAAACGACTGCAAAGCGGGTATCGATTCGACTGGTTTGAGGTTATCATGGACGTGCAGCGATCAGGCATGACCTTCGACGACATGGAGGCCGCCACCAGAATACCGAAGAACCGGATCAAGGGCTGGAAGCTGCACCGGTACTCGCTCAAAACCGAAGACGCATTGCCGATCATTCGGCTCTGGATGCAGCAGACCGGCAAGAAGATCGGGCAGCTGCCGATTGAACTGAAGATTGGGAGTGCTGCGAGCTGAGCCGCTCTCCCGCGCGCGCGTTTAGGTCGGGAACATAGCCGGCCAGATCACCACAATGCACCGAAAAGCCGGGAGTGGTTAACGGTGGGGCAGTGGTTAAACGATCACATAGAGCCGATTATTTTTGCCGTTCTGGCGACTTGGTTTGCTCTGACCAAGTGGCTTGTCGGCAAGATCCTACACCGGCAGGAGTCTCGAATGCTTGCGATTGAACAACGACAGGAGCAGCACGAAAAGGAGCTGCTTCAATTCCGCGACAAGCTCGCAGACAAGATGGACGAGCATTATCGCGTCATCGACGGGAAAATTGACGACATACGAAATTACTTGATGACCCGAGAGCGCAACCAGCGCAAAGGTGATCAGTGATGAGCCTGTCCGCCAAGCAACGACAGTTCACCCGCTCCATTGCTTCTCTGATCCAGTACGCCTACCAGAACGGCTACGAGCTTACCTTTGGCGACGCATACCGGGATCCGCGCGTGTTCGGATCGCTGGGAGAATCCAAAGGCTACGGCGAGCCAAGATCGACCCATAAGCTGCGCCTGGCTGTCGACTTCAACCTGTTCAAAAACGGCAAGTATCTACCATCGACCGAAGCACACAGGCCGCTTGGCGAGTTCTGGGAATCAATCGGCGGCACCTGGGGCGGTCGATTTGGTGACGGGAATCACTACTCATTCGAACACAACGGCAGCAAGTGAGGTAAGCATGAGCAATCAAACCACTGTTCGCGATGTATCAATCGGCGGGGCGCTGGCAATGCTGGTGATCTGGCTGCTGTCGTATTACTGCCCGGATCTGGCCGCGTCGCTGCCCGCTGGTGGCGAGGCGGGAATTGCGCTGCTGATCAGCTCGACCTTTGCCTACTTCAAGGAGCCGAGATCATGAGACATCTAGCCACCGTTGCAGTCGTCGCACTGGCTGCATGTACAGCAATCGACAAACCCAACAACACAGCGGCGTTTGCATCAAATCAGATCGTTGCGCTGGCCGAGCGTATCGAGCAGGCGCAGGCCATCGGCGCACTGAGCGAGACGGACGGCGACAAGTATCTGACTGCGTTGCTGCGCGCCAACACCTTGCTGATCGACGGGCGCGCACTGGTGACCGACATCAACGGATGCGAGGCAACCGACACGCGGCGGGAATGCCTGCTGTGAGTCATAACGCCGTGCTAAGCGGCTGCCCGCCGACCACAGATCAGAACAGCGGAAGCCCGTCCGGGCAGTCCGCTTGAGCACATAGTTAGCCGTCGAACGACGACATAGCAGGAGCGCCAGATGAGCAAGGCTCAAGAAATTTTCGATTCCGCGTTTGCGATACCTCGCGATCCGCGCAGTGATGAGTACCGCCACGGTGTGCTCGAAATTCTGAAGTACCGGCTGCGCGAAACAAATCAAACCTTCGGCAAAAAGCAATACGCAATGGGAACGCCTCAAGCTGATGCCTATTACGCCGGTTGCGATGAAGGGCACCGCCTCGCTTCCAAATACATCGCAAGCCTTGTCGGCAATGACAGCGACGGCTAACGTTTGAGGTAACCGGATGACCACGGCGCTACAAATGCAAGACGAAGCCACAGACCGGACCGCCGCGGGCAGTCCGGTTGACCGAAGTGTTATGCGCCCGGTGGAGTGCCGGACGGTGGCGGCCCTGTATGTGGAACCGAAGGGCTGCTATGTGGGCGTGCCAGGCGTTGACCCGTGGGACGAAGCCCGCGATGCACGCACCTATGCAGGCCCGCACCCGGTTGTTGCGCACCCGCCGTGCCAGTTGTGGGGTGCGTTTGCGCCAATCAATTACAAGCGGTGGGGAGGCGAACACAACAGGCCGGGGAACGACGGCGGTTGTTTTGCTAGTGCGCTTGAATCTGTGCGCCGCTTCGGCTGGGTGCTGGAACACCCGGCGAAAACCCGCGCATGGGCGGCGCATGGGCTGGCCGCGCCTTCCGGTATTGGCTGGCAGCGGTGCATCGATGGCGGCTGGGTGTGCGAGGTTTGGCAGAGCGCATACGGGCACCGCGCGGCGAAAGCAACGTGGCTGTACTACTGCGGGAAAGAACCACCGCTGCAACTGCGATGGGATCGCCCGAACGGAACGCATCAGATTGGATTCCACGACCAGCGCGGCAAGGCGGCAAACAAGCCGACACTCGGCAAACGCGAAGCGAACGCAACGCCCGCCGAGTTTCGGGACGCGCTTATTGCACTGGCACGACACGCGGCTGCAATGTATCGACAAAGTACTGGCACAAGTGGAGCAAGCCTTATGAACGACGCACAAGCCGCTGTTTTTCTGATGCGCGGTCTGATCCAGCTTGGCATCACTCTGGACGACTACCAGACAGCAATCAGCAACCCGGACATGAGCCCGGAAGATCTGGCGCAACTGCTGCGCAATAACAACGACCGCATCAAAGAGCTACTCGACCGGGAGCATGAGAAATGAAACGACTGATAGCTGCGGCATTGATCGCACTGGCATCACTGGCACAGGCGGACGACATTGCATACACATGGGAGCACGCGACAACCCGCGAGGACGGCAGCGCCATCACTGGCATTCGATCCTATGTGCTCGAGGTGTCCAAGGCTGGCGTGATCGTGGCGACAGCAGACCCAACAGGCACAACGCACACAGTCATAGGGCTGAGTGCAGGCACGTATAGCGCCCGCATTGCGACGGTTGAATCAGGCAGGCAGGGAGCATGGTCGCCTGCAATTACCACAACAATCGACGCGCAACCGGCTGCACCAGGATCACTGCGCGGCGTAGTCATCACCGTGAACGTGACCATTCAGCCCGTGCAATAGTTGGGAATCCGCCCCACTGCCTGCCGAATAATCCGCCCAACCTGACCAGCCAGAAAGGGCGGAACATGCACAACCAGCACAAGCAAAACCGAGTCCTCACCCCGCAAACGCCTGGCGTTAATCCGACGCCTGCGCAGATGCCACCCCAAGAAGGCGAAGCGCTGCAACACTCGCCAGAAATCCAGAAGCTGATTGACGATGCCAAGGCCCAAGCGGTCAAGGAGTATCGCCTTTCCTTGCGTGATGCAAAAGCCGACTCCGATCTGCCTGAACAGTCCGAAATCGACGCCTCAACCATCACCCGCGCAGTACTGACCCGCGACGGCTATGTATGCCCCAAGCCACCGGCTGAGCGGAAAGGGCCGCTGATCTGATGTGCGGCGGCGGAGCACCCGAACCGGTCAAGCGCGACCCGGTAGCAGAACAACTTGAAGCTGAGCGCAAAGCGACCGAGAAAGCCAACGCCGAAGGCGCATTGCGCAGAACAGCGCGGCGCAAAAGCTCATTGCTGGCAACAGCAGGCAAGCAAGCCGGGATCCTGCCCGGCACTGGCTCGACGTTATCAACGGGCAAAGACACCCTGGGCGGTTGATCTATGGACATAGGCGCGAATACCACCAAGCGACTTAGCGCACTGAAAACACTGCGCAGCCCGTATGCGTCAACGTGGGAAGACTGTTTCAAGTACAGCTACCCGCTTCGATCCAAGGGCTTTTTTGGTGACGTTTCGAGCGTTTCAGATGACGGCCGCGCGCGCCGTGCTGATCTGCTGGATTCAACGACAACCGAATCTGTTCGCATCATGGTCAGTCACATCATTGACGGCATGGTGCCAGCAAACGCGCTGTGGTTCGGCCTGGACGTGGGTGAAGAGTCCGACGAGGAAAAGCGATGGCTGTATGACTCTGCGAAATTCATCTGGCAGAACATCCACAACAGCAATTTCGACTCGGAGATTTTCGAGGCGTTCATCGATGCGGTTTGTGCTGGCTGGTTTGTGCTGTACATCGACGAGGCAGAGCAGGGCGGCTTTGCCTTCCAGCAATGGCCAATCCAGCAGTGTTACATCGCTTGCAGCAAGCAAGGCATGCCCGTTGATACGATCTACCGCGAGTTCGAGCTGACCGCAGCGCAGGCCGTCTCACAGTACGGCGACGACAAGGTGAGCCCGGACATTCGCAAGTGCATGGAAGACAACAAGCCAGACGAGAAATTCACGTTTTGCCATGCCATCTATCCGCGCTCGACCTATGTCGCAGGGGCTCGCCTGGCAAAGAATCTGCCATTCGCCAGCGTGCACACCGAAGTCAAAACCAAGACGGTCGTGCGCGAGTCTGGCTATCACGAATTTCCTTGCGTCTGCCCTCGCTGGATGAAGATCCCGGGCAGTGATTACGCAGTCGGCGCGGTGTTCGATGCGCTGCCCGACAGCAAGAGCGTGAACGAGATCAAGCGCCTGATGCACGCGAATCTAGACATTGCTGTCGGCGGTCTGTGGATCGCTGAAGATGACGGCGTGCTGAATCCGCGCAACATCAAGATAGGCCCGCGCCGCGTGATTGTGGCCAACTCCGTGGACAGCATGAAGGAGCTGCGCAGCTCTGCCGATTTCAATACCGGTTTTGTCAGCGAAGAGCGCATCCAAGCGCAAATCAAGCGCGTCATGATGGCGGATTTGCTCCCGCCGCTGGAAGGCCAGCCACGCACCGCTGCCGAAATCTATGCGCGCCTGGCGCATATTCGCAAGATGCTTGGCCCGATCTTCGGACGGCTTCAGTCTGAATTCCTCAAGCCAATGATCGAACGCTGCTTTGGCATTGCCTTCCGCGCTGGCGTGCTGGGTGCGCCACCTGAATCGCTGGCAAACCGCTCCTACACCATCAAGTACATGAGCCCGCTGGCCAGATCACAGAAGCTTGAAGAAGTGGCAGCAATTGATCAGTACGTTGCCGGGGCGGTGATGATCGCAGAGATACAGCCGGAGATCCTGGACAACATCGATTTCGACGCCGCCATGCGCTACAAGGCCGAAGCCTTGGGCGTACCTACGCAGATTGTCCCGGATCAGGACACAGTTCAGGCGCGTCGTGAGTCTCGTAAAGCAGAACAACAGCAGCAGCTTGACCAGATGCAGGCCCGGGAAGTCATGGGCGAGGCGGGCAAGATGGCGGCGAAAAAGGCAATAGGGGTTTGAGATGGCAATTCGTTACGATGTTTCAGAAGTCGAGCAGGCATACCGGCACATCAAAGGCATTCACAAGCAGGTGCGCGACTACACCCAGACCATCATCACGCAGATCAGCGCCGGCTGCCTGGCTGATCGCGTCATCGAAATCGGGCGGGTGTATCGCAACATGCTGGCCGAGTTTGCCGAAAGCGAGGCTGTGCAAGGCATTGGCGCGCATGCTCGCGCTGTTGAAGGTGATGCGGCCTATGACCTGATTGCTGAGCACGGAGCCATAAAAACAAAAATGGCGGCGGTTCAAGCTCATATTTTCAGCACGCTGCCAAAGCAAAACGGATATCTTTTGGTCTGGCAGCTCAACGCAGACTTTACGACTACGATTCGCGCCCTAACTGGCGCGCAATTAGCGCCGCTTGTTTTGCTGATGCAGGACGTTATCGCGTAAATGACTGCGACGCTTGTCCAGACAAAAACCGCGTTCAGCGATGCGGGGGCAACGCCTTCGGCCACGTTTACCAGTACGCCGACAAGCGGCAACATCCTCGAATGCCGGGTGAGCTGGGATAAAAACGCAGTTTCATGCGCAACGCCAGCAGGCTGGACGCTGGTGCAGTCTTATTTCAGCTCAGCCGTAGGCGGAGCATGGTTCAGGAAGGTATCGGACGGCACAGAGGGAACGGTCACCCTTTCGCCTGGTGCAAACCGGCCTTATCAGATGTGCTTGTTTGAGTGGTCTGGCATAGATTCTTTTGATGTTAGCGCCACGGCCAACTCAGGCGCGACAGCAGTAACTTCTCAAGCATCAGGAACGACAGCGACTACCGCAAACGCCAATTCAACACTCATGGCGTTTTTTGGATCTGACTCGCGCGGAAACACGGACGCGGGCGCAGCCTTCACAAACTCGTTTACTGATGAGGCTATCGACCCCGGCGGAGCAAGTGGAACGTCAGGCTTTTACAACGCGCGGCGCGAAGTCAGCTCAACCAGCACCTACAGCACGACATACAGCACTTCGGGCGGCGGGGATCAAATGTTCGGCATGATTGCCGTCTATTACCTGGCCAGCGGTGGGCTTTCCATCACGCCAACCGGTCTGAGCAGCGCCGAAGCCTTCGGCACCGCAGTGATCGGGCGCGGGGCGGTGTCAATTACTCCGAACGGCATCGCATCAGCTGAGGCATTCGGGACGGCTGTTCTGTCCAGTCTGTACACCATCACAGCGAGCGCCATCGCCACGGCGGAAGCGTTCGGAACCGCAGCGCTTTCGGCGGGCGCGGTTTCTGTCTTGCCGTCCGGTATTGCAACGGCGGAAGCCATCGGGGCGGCTGTACTGTCCAACGGCTTCGCCATCCTGCCCCTTTCAATCGAAAGCCTTGAAGCCCTCGGCAACCCAGTCCTGACGGTTGGGAATGTCACCATCCTTCCTGCTGGAATTGCGAGCAGCGAAACGATCGGCGCGGCCGTTGTGGGCGATGTGATCATCGTCGCGGACATCGCGTTCATTAATGATCTGGTTCTTGATCTGGTCAAAGACATTGCCGGGAGGCTGAATGGCTAACGCGCTTTATGACAAAGGCCGGGAAGGTTTCCTCGATGGCTCCATCGACTTCGACACCAACAACATCAAGATCATGCTGATCGATGAGGCTGACGACACCATTGATTTGGCTGTCGATGAGGATCTGGCAGACCGCGCTGGCGCTTCTCGCGTCGCAACGTCCGGCAACCTGGCATCCAAGACGGTGACCGCGGGCGTGGCCGATGCGGCTGACGTGACGTTTTCCGCCGTCACTGGCGACGTTTCAGAGTCGATTGACATGTATCAGGACACCGGCACCGAAGCGACAAGCCGCTTGATCCTGAACATTGACACCGCGACCGGCCTGCCTGTCACGCCCAACGGCGGCGACATAACTGTGACGTGGGACAGCGGATCAAACCGGATCTTCAAACTGTGAAAAGTCAGCTGCGCTCAATCATCACAGAAGGCGGCGGAATTGCGCTGCTGTTCAATGGTCGCGTGATCCAGGGCATGGATGCGCTGCCACGACAGGCGGCTGAGCAGATTGCGCGGGTGTTGCTGGCTCAGTGTCGAATGATCGAGAACAGCGAACAGCCAGAAAAGACCATTGCCGACCAGGCTATTTTGCATCGTGCAGGAGTGCCGGTAGGGCTGACAAACAACCTGAAGATTCTGAACGAAGCACACAAAGAGGCGCAGTGGAACCGCGATCTGCGCCGATACATGCCCAACGCCATCGGAATCAAATCGAGCGAGCTGGTTGGCATCCCAACGATTACCGGAACGAGGGCAGACTGATGAGCTTTTGGCAGCGTTTCAAAATTGCAAAGACACTGCGCGATGATGCGCAGACAAGCGAGGCGTTCAAGCATGCGCAAGAGATAGCCAGGCTGCGAGAGCTGGAGCAGCAAATCAACACATTGACAGCGCAACGTGCCGAACTGAAGGACAAGCAGAAGGCTGTATCGCTTGAGTATGAGGTCCAGCGTGAGCGCGTCAAAGAGCTCGGCAGGATCTGACCATGACACCGCAAAGCGGAACATTCAGCGCGAACGGCACAGGGTCATCCTTCAAGGTCTATGGCGAGGTGCATCTGCACGTGAATGGCACCTGGAGCAGCGGCACGTTTTCGCTTGAGTATCTGGCGAGTGATGGCAACTGGCGGACCATCGTCAACACCGAATTGACTGCCGACGCTGACAAGGAAATCCGATTCAAGAGCCCGCTGTTTGTGCGGCCTGTCCTGTCCGGCGCGGGCTCGCCTTCGCTGTTCTGGGAGGTTCGTTGATGAGTGAAGACGCTGCAAGATTGGTGCGACCAGAGCCGATTGCAACGCCTGACGACTATGCGCTGATCTTCGAGATCAACAAGACCGGCCAGAAGATTCTGGATGATCTGATCAAGCGCTTCGCCAACAAAGGCGCAGGCGGCGCGGGCATCGACAGAATTCTGAACACATTCGAATACCAGGGTCAGCGCAACGTGCTGGACTACATAATCAACCAGGTTAATAAAGCAAACGGGGTGAACGATGATACTGAACTCACTGTGGAACTTGATGAATGAAGTTCATCCGGACGGCGGCGAAGGTGGTAGCGCTGCTGGCTCAGGTGATAGTGGCGCTTCTGGCGTGGCTGGCGGTGGTGCTGGTGTTCAATCTTCTGGTGTGTCTGTTCTGTCTGCTGGAGCTGGTGAAGCTGGTGCGGCAGGAAATCCGTTCGATCATATCCCGGAAAAGTACCGCGTCTTCGGGGAAGACAAGTCGTTCAATCTGGAAGCGTCAACCAAGAAACTGAGCGAAGGCTACGCAAACCTGTCCAAGCGACTAGGCACGGACGAGCCGCCACCAGAATCCGCAGACGCCTACCAGATCGACGGCAAAGCGCTGGGCGAAGGCTTTGACGCTGACGCCTTTATGAAGGACGAGAAGACCAAAGGCTTTCTGAAGAGCATGCACGCGAAGGGCCTGACCAATGCCCAGGTGCAGGCCGTGCTGGAGTATGGTCTCAACGAGTGGGCTCCGGATCTGCTGCAAGGCAATCAAGCGCTGACCACGGAGGATTGCACCAAGGCCTTGCGCGATGTCTGGAGCAATGAAGCCGAATTCAAGGCCCAGCTTGGCAATGCCAACAAGGCTTTCAGTGCAGGTTTTGCTGGAATGGACGAGGTTGAAATTGCACGCCTAGATGCGAAGTTCGGCAACGATCCGGACTTCATCAAGTTTGCTGCGCGCTTTGGTGCTGAGATGCGCGAGGACTCGCCACCCAATGAAGCGGGCGTGATTCCTCAAGATGATTCAAGCGTCGAGATGATGATGCTGTCGGAAGAGTACAAAAACCCGAAACACCCGAAGCATTCCGAAGTCACCAAGAAGGTGCAGGCGTACTTCGCCAAGAAATACGGCAATCACGCCGCAGCCTGATCCGCAACACCTCCCGCATCGCCAGCCCGCCTTCAGCCCCTTCGGGGGCTCCTTCCTAGTTGGGAATCACACCTGACGCTTACCCCATAGTGCAGCCATCAAGCGGCCCATTGTGGCAGATGGACACCCGCCTTAGCCCTGGCTGTAGCCCCAGAATGACAGGCCCGCGAAGCGGACACCCTGCACGGCGAATGACCCCAATTTGCAAGCAGAGGAGCATTAAACATGCCTTTCACTATTACTGAGGCGATGGTGCGTCAGTTTGACACTCAGATGCGGCTGGAGAATGGCCAGCAAGAATCCCGGCTTCAGCGGGCGATCACTGATCGAGGCATCATCACCGGCGATTCATTCACCGCGAACATGCTGACGGATGACGGCGCAAACCTGACGGCCAACACAACCCGACACGGCGATACAGTATGGATGGATGCCACGCATCTGACCCCGATTGCCACCATGTCTGACTATTACGACGCGCTTCCGGTTGATCGCGCGGACGAGCCCAAACTGTTGGCAAATCCGTCTGGCCCGTACATGGATCTTCTGATGCGCCGAAAAAATCGCCGCATCGACAAGATCATTTACGACGCAGCACGCGGAACCCAGACCTTGCGCGACGCCACAACCGAAGCGCTGCCGTCTGGCCAGAAGATTGCGCACGGCTCTGCTGGTTTCACCAAGGCCAAGCTGATCGAGTGCAAAAAGATGTTCCGGGCTGCCGAGTGTGACGAACACAACGGCGAAGAGCTGTTCCTGACGTTCGATTCGCGCATGCTGGAAGACATTCTGACCGACACTACGCTGACCAGCGCGGACTATATGGCGGTCAAAATGCTCCAGTCTGGCGATGTGTCCGGCAAGTGGATGGGATTCACCTGGGTACCTTACCAGGCGCTCTACACCGCTTCCAGCACGTACTACGCAATCGCGTGGGCCAAGTCTGGCATTCAGTTCGGCACGGGCTTCGTTGAAGGCAACATGCAGCGACGCGGCGACAAGAAAGACACTTTGCAAATTTCTATGGCTGCCTCGTTTGGTGCTCTGCGCACACAAGCTGAGAAAGTCGTCGAAATTGCGTTCCAATAAGGGGAATGAACCATGGCTGAAATAGTCTCACGTGAGGCGGCAAAAGTAGCCGCTGGCACCAAACTGCGCAACGACGAGTCCCTCGGGCGCGTTCATGTCCTGTCGATCAGTTCACCGGCAACGGCGGCCTGGGCGCAAAACGACACCATTGCAAGCCCTGTGGATCTGCCTGTCGGCACCCGCATTCTTGGCTTCCGAGTGTTCCACGGCGCTTTGACAACATCGGTAACAATGGACATCGGTTTGCGCGCTTCGGCTTCGGTCGATGCGGCTCAGACTGTGATCGATGTTGATGGCATCGCGGACGGCCTGGACGTGGCAACGGCGGGCATCAAGTCGGAAGACTCTGCTGTTGCGACTACCGGCGATTACATCGATGTGGCAAGCACTACGATCACACGCACCACGCAGGTGGCCAACGTGTACGCAACGCTGCTGAGCGCCAACCCGACTGACGATATTCAATTCCGCATTGATGTGTATGTCGCTCTGCCGGGCTAGTTCCTGGCGGTAGTGCGGCACCTTGAGAGCCTGCCCCTGTGGGCGGGCTTTTTTATAGGCAACAAAAAGAGGGCAAGCGATGGCATCGGCAATTTCAATCTGTTCCAACGCCCTGATGATGCTGGGCGAGAGCCCGATCAACTCCTTTGCAGACGCGAACAACACCAACGGGCTGGACCGGGCGCGACTGTGCGCCAACTTCTGGCCGACAGTGCGTGACTTCGTGCTGCGCTCGCATACCTGGAACTGCGCCACCAAGCGCGTGGTGCTGTCGCCTGAATCGGAAGAACCGGCTTACGGCTACTCAAGCCAGTTTGCTCTGCCGGGTGACTGGCTGCGAAACATCGAAATCAACAACGCGGCGGCCGAAGTGGTCGATCATGTTATCGAAGACAGCAAGCTGCTGATGGACGGCGACACGCTGCGCCTTCGCTACGTCTACCGCAACGAAGATCCGGCCAGCTGGGACCCGCTGCTGGTCAATGCTGCCGAATTTGCCATGAGTGCGCGCCTTGCTTATCCGATCACGGCCAGCACTACAGTGCAGCAGTATCAGACCAACCTGTTTGCCGATGCACTGAAGATGGCACGCGCCATTGACGGACAGGACGAAAGCCCCGGCACGCTGGGCAATTTTGCCGTGCTTGAGGCCCGTTACCGATGACACTGGCTTCAGTCGTTCAGACCAACTTCACAGCGGGCGAGTTATCGCCGCGCATGTATGGCCGGGTGGATGTTGAGCGGTACAAGAACGGGGCCAAGGAAATCGAAAACTGCATCCCGTTGATCCACGGCGGGGTGCGCTCTGCGCCGATGCTGACCTATATCAACGAGGTCAAGACATCCGCCAAGAAGACGCGCCTGCTTAGGTTCGAGTTCTCCATCTCACAAAGCAACGTACTGGAGTTTGGTGAGGGATACATTCGCTTCTATGACCAGGACGGCGCGCCGATCATGGACGGCGCAAGCCCTTACGAAATCGCCACGGTTTACACCGAAGCGGAACTGTTCGAGGTCGAGTATCTGGGCGGGGCAGATACCATCTTCCTGTTCCACGAATCGCACCCGGTCCAGCGCCTGCGACGGTTTGCCGCTGACGATTGGGCAATCGAAGACACGCCCTGGGTGGTCGAGCCATTCAAGGAGCAGGGGCATACACCGGCCACCACGCTGACACTGAGCGCGGCCACGGTCGGCACTGGTCGGACATTCACAGCAGGCGCTTCGGCTTTTCTGGCGGCGGATGTTGGGCGTCACATCTCGCACCTGGGCGGATATGCGCTGATCACTGGCTACACCAGCGCAACAGTGGTCACCTGCACCATAGAGTCAGCATTTGCCAGCACGTCTGTGGCTTCCGGCGCATGGGCAATCGAAGGCAGCCCGCAGGCCGTTTGCCAGCCATCTGCCGGAAGTGACGCCACTGTCGGCAGTACCATCTCGCTCACGCTATCCACTGGCACGGTTTACGGCACCAAGCAGACCATCACGGCGGGGGCGTGGACAGCTGGCACAACTGGCGATTCATACGTTGACATCACCACGGCAGCAAACCACGGCATAAGCTCGGGCGCTACCGTAATAGTCACGGCTTGCACGCCGATCAAGTACAACGGCACCTATGAAACGATCAGCGGGACAACCGGCAGCAATGTCAGAGTGAACAAAGCGCCAGATCCTGGCAGCATCACGGACGGCGGCGCAGTGCAAACTGTCACTGTATCGGCGGCGGTCAACGGCTTCCGGTCTGAGGATGTCGGCAAGTTTGTCGAAATCAACGGCGGCTTGGTCAAAATCACGTCCTACACCAACGCCACGGAAGTAGATGCCCAGGTATTGCAGGCGCTCAGCTCTGACGCTTCGGCGCAGGCCGGAGCCTGGACACTCAATTCCAGCATGTGGAGCGCTGCCAATGGCTACCCGCGAACAGGGTGCTTTTACCAACAGCGGCTATGCGTAGGCGGCTCGACCGCGTACCCGCACACGCTGCTTTGTTCCCGCGTGGGCGAGTTCCTGAATTTCGAGCTTGGGGTGGAAGATGACGCGGCCATCAGTTACGACATGGACGCGACCGAGTACAACCCGATTCGGCACCTGATCGGCACCAAGCGCAGCATCATTGCCCTGACCAGTGGCGCAGAGTTCACGATTACAGGCGGCATCGAGCAGCCGATCACGCCAACAAATATCCAGATCGACACCCCGACACGCTACGGTGCCAACGGCGTGAAGCCGATCAAGGTCGGCAGCGATGTCTGCTTTTGGCAGCGGGGCGGGCTCAAGCTGCGCGCAATGGGTTTCCGGCTGGAGAATGACAGCTTTTCAAGTCCGGATCTGACCAAGTTGAGTGAGCACATTACTGCGGGCGGGATAGTTGATATGGCCTACCAGCAGGAGCCTGACTCCATCCTGTGGTGTGTGCGTGCCGATGGCGTCATGGTCACGCTGGCCATTGATCAAGACGAAGGCGTGCTGTCGTGGTGCCGGCAGGTCACGGCTGGAGATGGGCTCTATGAATCGGTCTGCGTGATTCCTGATGACGAGAACGGCGATCAGGTCTGGTGCGTTGTTCGGCGCACTATTGACGGCTCTACGGTGCGTTACATCGAGCGCTACGAGTCCGGCACCTTCTACAACCTGCACAGCGCTGGAACGGCCTACAACGCCACGGCGCAAACTGTCTGGACCGGCATCGACCATCTTGAAGGAGAAACTATCGACGTGGTGGCCGATGGCTCGGTGATGTCAACAGAAGTCGTCGCGAGCGGATCAATCACCCTGGCGCGCGCCGCCAATCGCATCTATTACGGCCTGCCTGTTCGGCCCAAGGTGGTCACGCTCAACCCGGAAATCTTCACCAACGAAGGCAGCGCACAGGGCGCGCATGTTCGTATCAGCTCGGTTGTGCTTCGACTGCTGGACACCTACGCCGCCAACGTCAACGGGCAATACACCGACTTCCGGCAGTTCGGGTCCAGCCTGCTGGATCAAGCGCCGCCCGCTTTCAGCGGCGACGTGGACGGGATGAAGCTCGGCTGGTATCGGCAGGAGTCGGTAACGATCGAAGCGGCCAATGCGCTGCCCTTCCATCTGTTGGCGGTGATCATGCGCCTGACGGTGAACGCAAAATGATCCGCGTGGCCACTATTTCAGATATGCCCCGACTTTTGGAATTAGGGCGGCTGCTATTGTCAGAAAGTACGTTGTCGCGCTTCAAGTTTGATTTTGGCAAGGCGTCCGACTCATTGGCGAACATCATTACGGGCGGCGGGGTGGTGTTTGTGGCTGAGCAGGATGGCGAAATCATTGGCGGCTTTGCCGGGGGTATCACTGAGCTTTGGTACTCACGCGAAAAAATCGGCTTCGATTACTCGCTGTTTGTCCAGCCCGGTCGGCGCAACGGCTTGACCGCCATCAAGTTAATCACAGCCTTTGAAGCCTGGGCCGCTGAGCTGGGCGCGGTTGAGCTGCACCTGGGCATATCAACGGGCGTGAACATCGACGGCACGACACGACTTTATGAGCACTTGGGATATGAGCACATCGGGCCACTTTTCAAAAAGAAGGTGAATTGAATGGGTGTTGAAACCGCGTTAATCGTTGCCGCCACTGTTGGCGCTGGCGCGTCCGTAATGTCTGGCATGCAACAGCGAGAAATCAGCAAGGGGCAGGCAAAGCAAGCCGAAGCCGACGCCAACGCAGCCAAGGGTGAAGCGCAAGTGCGCGCCGATATGATCCGCAAGAACACGCAGCAGAAAGCGGCTTCAGCACGGGCGGCGATTGCGGCGGGCGGCGGCAGTCTGGATTCAGCTACGGCCAGCCTGATCAATACGGACATTGTGAAACGCGGCGAAATGGACGCATTGACCGGCGTCAATGATGGCATGGACACGGCCAGCCGGTTGCGGGCTCAGGCCAGCTCACTGAGAACCGCAGGCAATCAGGCGGCGGTGGCGGGCGTGGTCAATGCAGGCACCACGGCGCTCAGCACTTACGCAGGATATCAAGCCGGATGGTACGGCAACCAAAAAACGAAGGTGGCAGCATAATGGCACGCATACCAATAGCCGAAGGCCTCGGCACGCAGACGGCGCGAATCAATCAAGGCGTATCCACTGCAGGCGGCCAGACGGCGGCGCTTGATTCTATTGCGAGAGCTGGCGCGGTGGGCGCTGACGCTCTGAACCGTTTGCATTGGATGGGACAGGATCTTGAGCAGGCGATTCAGAAGCAGGACCGAAACATCAAGGTTGAAGAGTCCAGCACCGAAGCGGCCAAGGCCATCATCAGCTTCGCGGGAGATCTTGAGCGCGACTCCGACTTCAGCACGCACAACACCCGATACAACGCTTTCGTTGAAGAGCAATACAAGATCCACGGCGAGCGCTTCAAGGACGATCCGGAGGGGCTGAAGGAATTCAAGCAGGCCATTGATGCCCAGGTATTCAGAAACGGCGAGGCAATAAAGCAGCGCTCTTTTAATGGCCAGCTCGAAACCAACCGCGCGCGACGTGACCTGATGCTGCCCGAAATCGCCAGCATGACCGCTCAAACCGGCGACTATGAAGACGGCATCGCCAGGGCTGATCGGGTGATCATGCGCGGCGTGGAAGAGGGCACCTACACCGAAGCCGAAGCAACTGACAGAAAGCAGCGATTCCGCCATGAACTGAACCGCGCCGAAGTCACGCGCGACATTGGCAAAGACCCAGCCGATGCACTGGAAAAGCTGAGCGGCGACGCCTATCCAAGCCTGGAGCCTGAAGAGCGCGAACGCTTCAGGATTGCCGCGCAAACAGATATTGCTGTGAATGCCGAGAAGGCCAAGAAGCTGACCGAGCAAGGAGACAAGGAGCTGGTTAAAGATACAGTTCTTGCTTTCCAGATCGGCATGGATGTTAAGCCGGAAGAGTATCAGGCCGCGCTATCCAGCGCGCAACGGCTTGGCGCTGATGAATTGGAAGCGGTCACAACAGCCAAGAACGCGGCGCAGTTTGTGCGCTTGCCCAAGTCGGCGCGTGACAGCTTGCTGCCCCAAGTGACTGGCGTTGGCAATGCTGAGCAGTTGAAGGCGTTTCAGGTAGCGGAGGAAACCATTGAGCGCGAAGTCTCAAAAGATGGCATGCAGTTCGGAATCGAGCAGCGCCTGGTTGAGCCTGTCCAGATGGATTTCAGCAATCCGCAGGCGTTGAGCGAAGCCATTGGCGTGCGACTGAAACAGGCCGACTACCTGACATCGCACTATGGCAAGCCCGTTTCACCACTGACCAGCCAAGAGGCTGACGTTCTGGTGCAGGGCTTGAAGGTCATGACGCCGAAGGAGAAAACCAGTCTGGCGCTGGCGCTAGGATCATCTACCAAGGTGTGGGAGCAGCTCGACAAGCAGAACGCCGGGCTTTTTGCCATGGCCGGGGCCATTGGTGACCGGCAAGTGATGTCTGCCATTTTCGAGGGCCAGAACATCATTGCCAACAAAACCACAGAGCAGGCGCTATCTTCTGAATATCTGCCTGTGTTCGATGATTACGCGGGCGGCGTTTACGCGGGCGACGACAAGCGCAACATGATCAACGCTGCCTTGGCGCACTATTACGCCACGCGCAAAAACGGGATTTTTGACAGCGGCGACTTTGAGAAATCCATCAAGGCCGTGAGCGGTGGAATTGGCAAGGTGAACGGCGGTAAGGTTGAGCTTCCGCGCGGCATCGATCAGGACGACTTCGAGGACTACATTGACGAGTTCACGCCGGACATGGTGAAACGCTTTGGCGGTGTCTGGTCCATGAGTGACGAGCAGGCCGCCTCGATCATTCAGGATTCGGCCATCGTTTTTGTGGGCGCCAATCGTTACATTGCTGTGCGTGATGGCATGAAGCTGATAAAGCCTGACGGCACCGAGTTCACCTTCTCCTTTGACAAAACCCTGTTCGACAAGCAGCGCCAGCGGGTGCGCGAAACGTCCAGCAATCGCGCGAAAGGAAGAGCCAATGCCGCTTATAAATGAGGCCAACATGCGCGCCACGCTTCAGCAGTTTGGCCGGTATGAGTTCCAGCCGGAAACAGAATTCGGTGAAACCTTTGACGCCTCGGTCGGGCAGGTGATTGACGAAGAGCTGATCATATCCACGCTGCTGAACCGCGAAGGCTACGAAACCAGAAACCGGCTGATTGATGAGCGCATCAAAACCGGCGAGATCAACCCGGAACCCTATCGAAAGCGCGTGACCGGTCGACCAGGCCAAGCTACATCGGGAGCAGTAGACTATGACCGGATTGCCCAGGATCTGAACGATCCGAACATCAAGCCCGATACCGTGCTGCATGAAGAACGAAACGAGATGCTGCGCCAGCGGCGCGAGTATGCGCAGGGCGTTCAGGCGCGCGGATCCGGAACGGCGCAATTTCTTGGCGCAATGACCGGCTACATGCTCGACCCGCTGAACATTGCCACGGTCGGCATCGCGGCGCCGGTCACGGTCGGCAAATCACTCACAACGCTGGGGCGTGTGGCTCTGGCTGCGCGCAATGCGGCGGTCATCGAAGGGGCGGTAGAGCTTGGGCTTCAAGGCTTTGTATACGCGCATAAAAAGGATATTGATTCACCCTACAGCGCCGGTGATGCTCTGGCTAACATTGCTTTTGCAGCAGGGGGCGCAGCAGTGGTGGGTGGTGCCGCTGCTGGTGTGTCTGGTTGGTTACGCCGTGTTATAGGCTACTCGAAAGAGCTGCCACCCTCCAAAGATGTTGACGCATCACTGGCCTACCTTGAGCGCATGGCGGCCACGCTGGAAAGTGCTGAAAAGTCCGGCGCGCTGCCTGATATTGATCGCGCTGGCATCGAGGCCAAAGCGCTTGCAGAAGCAAGAAGCGAAATCCTCGGCATTCAGGATTCTGTTTTGCGTCAGGCTGATGAAGAGCTGATGCCGATCGCTGGTGAAGTGCTGAGCCGGGGCGACCTGAAGGCGCTACGAGCGGAGAAAAATCACCTTGAATACGAGCTGACGCAAGTACAGAAGCCAACACCAGAAGACTTTGCCGAAGCGGTAGCAAAAGTGAAGGCCGAAAACCCAAGGATGAAGGCGCGCGCGCAGAAGGAAGAGGCGCGCCGCTTAGTTGACGGCGCTTATGCTGAAGAGGTTGATGTCTTCAAGTCACGACTCGCCATCATTGAGCGCAAAATAAGCCTGCACGAAACCGCAGCAGAAGCGCGGGCAGACCTTGCCAGAATCGACCAAGGCATCATCCCGGTAAAATACCAGAAGATCATTCATCAGCGAATTTCTGAAGCTCTTGTAAAGCGAGATGTCGATTTTATCCAAGAGCTGGACAAGCGCGCGCAGGAATACGCAGGACCGCAGAAAACCGCTGACATGTATGCCGAACCACCGGCGACTCGTAAGACGGCACCGCAGACAATTTCCGCGCGCGAGCGTGACTATCTGGAAAGGAGCGGACTTGCTGAAGCCTATGACGCAGATCTTGAGGCCTATCGAGCGCTGAAAAATCCACTGATCGAAATTGATGGCGAGCAGATCAACGCCGCTGACCTGATAAAAGAATTCGACGACGAGCTGACCGGCCTTGAGTCCGTGCTGACTTGCGTCATAGGGGAGGCGGCATAGATGGCGTCATTCGCACATTGCATCAACATCGCTCAGCAGTCCGGCAAGATTACCCGGCAAACTGCAAACCAGCTGATTGCTGCGCAGGATCCGGAAGCGGAACTGGAAAACATTGTGGCCTCACTGACGCGGCAAAAGCGCGAGACGGCAATTCAGGCGGTGAGACTGTCGAAAGCCTGGGAGCTGGCGAGTACGCACCCAGAAGGCGGCTATGCCGGAGTGTTGGCTCTGCTGACCAAGGACCGGACAGGCGTGGCAGGCTATGCGAATGTCGAATACCGCCAGAAGTATCACGCGGCCCGATACCATGCCCAGCTGGCCGACATGCTGCAACGCTTCAGAACGCGCAAGCTCGGTTTCTCGCAGGACTCCGAAGGCTTGGGCAAGCTGGTGCGCGCGATCTATGGCGAAACGGTAGACGATCCGGACCTGATGCAGTTTGCCAAGCAGTGGCACGAAACGCTTGAGCAGATGCGGCTGGACTTCAACGCCAAGGGTGGATCAATCAGCAAAAACGATCGCTACCTGATGCCGCAGAATCATGAGGCGCGCGCAGTTGAGGCGGCAGGCCTTGAGAAATGGAAAGACAGCATCCGGACGAAGCTGGACCCGGCGCAGATGCTTGACGATTCAGGCAAGCCACTGAGCCCGCAGGAACTTGAAAATGCGCTGGACTATGTTTTTGAAACGATCACCACGCGCGGCCTGAACAAAACCAAGGATCTGACCGTGCCGCGGCTCGGCAAGAAGCTGGCGCGCAAGCATTCGGAGCGGCGCTTCTTGTACTTCAAGGACGCGGCAAGCTGGATGGAGTATCAAAAGGAATTCGGGCGCGGTGACATCTTCGCCACGCTGACCGATCACGTTGACATGATGGCCAACGATATCGGCCTGATGGAAACCTTCGGGCCTTCGCCGCAATCCACGTTTGACGCACTGCTGAACCAGGTGAAGAAAACCGAAAAGCTGAAGGGCTACCAGGAGCGCTTTGCCAAAGCGGTTTACAACAACGTCAGCGGCAAGACCAGCGAGGGCGAAATGACGGGCCTCGCTGACTTCATGCAGACCACGCGCAACCTGTTGACCGCTTCCACGCTGGGCAAGGCGTTTTTGTCTGCCGTGTCGGATATTGGCTTTCAAGCGATCACGTCAAAATACAACGGGATCCCGGCCTTCAAAGTGCTGAAGCGTCACATGCAGCTGATGACCAATGAAGAGGCGCAGGTGTTTGGCGTGAAGATGGGCCTGCTTGCCGATGCCATGATCGGGCGAGTCAATGCCGCGAACCGATACGCGGACGTCTACGGCGTCGGGGCGTCTGCCAAGGTGGCCGAAGGCGTCATGCGCGCCTCGCTGTTGTCACCCTGGACCGATGCCGGCCGCAAAGCCTTTGGCATGGAATTCGGATCGATGCTGGCGGAAAACTTCGGCAAGCAATTCGACGAGCTTGACGACAACCTGCTGCGAGCCTTCAAAACCTACGGGATCACGCCGGAAGATTGGGACGCCTTCAGGGTATCCACTCCGCTGGACTTCAAAGGCGCGCGCTTTGCCGACATGACCCAGCCGGGCGGCGTGAAGTTTCACCAGATGATCATGAGCGAAACTGACTTTGCGGTGCCATCGCCTGATGCCAACGTGCGCGCGCTGACAAACTGGGGGCTCGGGCGTGCATCCATCGAGGGGCAAGTCTGGCGCTCTGCTTGGATGCTGAAATCATTCCCGGCCACGATCATCATGACGCACTTTTACCGCATCGCGAACCAGGCCACGCTGACCGACAAACTGCGCTACATCGCCGCGCTGGGAGCCACTACGACCGTTTTGGGTGCGGTGGCGTTGCAGATGAAGGACGTTGCTGCAGGTCGTGAGCCTCGGCCAATGGATAAAAAGTTTATTGCCGCGTCGATTGCTCAAGGTGGCGGGCTGGGCATTTTTGGGGATCTGATATTCTCGGATCAAAACCGATTTGGCGGCGGGCTCGTTCAGACGTTCACCGGCCCCACGGGCGAGCTGATCGACAAGACCGCACAGCTCACGCTGGGCAATCTTCAGCAGGCCGTGCGAGGGGAGGAAACCAACGTCCTTGGTGAGACCGTCAACTATGTGAACCGCTACACGCCTGACATCTGGCAAACGCACCTGTTTACCAATGCGCTGTTTGATCAGCTTGAAATGCTGGTGGATCCGGACGCTCAGAAGCGCTTCAACAAAATAGTGAGGAAACGACGCAAGGAGTACGGGCAAGATTACTGGTGGAAACCAGGAGAGGTTACACCGGAGGCTATGCAATGAGAGAAGACCAGATCCAGAAGCTGAAAGATTTAAGCGAGCGGCTTGCGGATGCGTTCATCGCGGAGGCTGATCCGGATGATTGGCCTGGTGCCGGGATGAAGCCAAGCGAGATGACGCAGGAAGAGCGCGGCAACCGGTATTGGTGCAAGAAGGACGCCGCCGCCACGGCCACACTGCTGAACAAGGTCATCACCATGCAGGTGCGGCCAGAATCGCACATTTCCGGGATACTGGGAGCCAGCAACGACGACGATGATCAGCTCGATAAGCTGATCAAGGATGCCGAGAAGCGAGGCCGTGCCCAGCTGGTGAAATTCCAGAAGCGTTTCGCGAATGGCGCAAAATGACAGGGTCGGCTTTGTCGCGTTCTTCTTGCTATGGGCGGCGCGACAGGGCTGGACCGTCCCCGACATTCACATCGGCATATGCAATTTTCTGGAAACGCGCGGGCGCTTGGCTGTGCTTGAGGTGTTCCGGGGCGTAGGCAAATCGACGCTGCTGGCTGTGTACAACGCTTGGGCCTACTACATCGACCCAACGTACCGAATACTGCACCAGGGCGACCAGAACACCACGGCATTCAAGACCAGCCGCGACACTCGGCACGTTCTGATCAATCACCCCCTGACGCGCGACTACATCACCGAAGACTCTGTAACGGGCGAGGTGTCGTTCTTTTGGGTGCCGGGCCATAACGACCCGCGCAACCCGTCTATGCAAGCCGCTGGAATCCTGTCCAACATCACATCCAGCCGCGCCGACGAGATCCAAAACGATGATGTCGAAGTGCCTAAGAATGTCGGCACGCCTGAAAACCGCGAGAAGCTGCGCCATCGATTAAGCGAGCAGATCCACATCGCAGTGCCAGGCGCTAAAAAGCTTTTCATCGGCACGCCGCACAGTCACGCCAGCATCTACGATGAGCAGATCGAGAAGGGCGCGCAACTGCTGAAGATTCCGCTGTTCACTGACGAACACCAGATTGACTTCAAGAGCGGCAAACAGACCTACACCTTGAAGTTCAAGCCGGAGATTGTCTTTGCCGGGATCGGCAAATACACCAAGGTTCTGGAAGCCGGAAAGGATTACACCTGGAAGGACAACAAAATCACCTTCAAGGCCGACCACAACGGCGTGCGAATCGACTGCTACGCGGGCAACGCCTGGCCTGAGCGCTTCACATCGGAGGAAATGGGCCTGCGCCGCCGCGAGTGCAACACGCACAACGAATGGGACAGCCAGTACCAGCTGCACGCAAAACCAGTGGGAGACATCCGATTGAATCCTGAGCGCATCATCCCCTACGACGTACAGCCGCGAATTCATGCAGCAAACAAAACGATAGGCCTATACCTTGGCAACGTGCGCCTGGTTGGAGCAATCGCGTATTGGGACTGTGCACTCGGCAAGATCACCAGCGATGCCAGCGCATTTTCTCTGATGCTGACCGACGAGAAGGGCTATCTGTACTGGCATGTATGCGAAGGCCTTGAAGGCGACATCGATCAGCAATGCAAGCGGATCCGGGAGCTGGCTGTTCAGTACCTGATTCCATGCGTTGAAGTCGAAACCAACGGCCCCGGCGGTCACGTTCCTGTCATCTTGAAAAAGCATCTGAAGGGAACCGGCTGCGCCGTCCGTGAGAATTTCCAGACAACGAACAAGAACAAGCGAATCCTGGACGCCTTCGAAGCGCCGATGGATTCCGGTTATTTGTGGGCGCATGTCGATGTTCTGAACGGACCGATGTGGGATCAGATGATCGAGTGGAACCCGGAAGTGAAAGAACAGCCAGACGATTATCTCGACTCGGGCGCGGGCGCAATTGCCGCCACACCGGTGCGGATCGGCAAAACAGTGGGGAATCCAGCTACCCAACAACGGGAAAATTGGCGACCAAATGACGGACTAATTGAAGTCCAGACCGATTACTAGGCGGACACGAGCGCCGCCTGATTCGAGGCCGCGCCATGACCGTACCAGATCAGACCCCGCAGAACGTCCACACCGCCAACGGCGCGACCACCACATTCGCCTATCAGTTCAAAATCCTTGACACCGATCACCTTGAAGTCTATCTCAATGACGTGCTGCAAACGTCTGGTTACACCGTCACCGGCGAAGGCGTGAACGCGGGCGGAACTGTCGTATTCACCACGGCCCCGGCAGCAGATACAGAAGTAATCCTGATTCGCTCCATGACCATCGAGCGCACTGCTTACGACTACCAGAACGCAGGCGACTTTCTTGCCGCCACCGTCAATGAAGACTTTGACGCCGCGATAATGATCACCCAGCAGATCAACAACACTGTCGAGCAGCGGGCGCTACTGTTTCCGAAAACGCTGGATCGCTCCAGCAACACCAATGCGTTACCTGAACCAGAAGAAGGCCGCGTGCTGTATTGGGCGAGCGGCGAGATTCAGAACGGGCTGCTGAATTCACTGGCTAATAATGTCACTTTTTCTTCTGAGCTTGTCACTTATGACACTATGGCTCAGGCGATTGCGGACGCTGATTTGACTGTGACAAAAAAGCTCCTGGTCAAGGATCGCGCAAATTCAACGTGGGACTTGTCCAGCTCAGGCACGGCTAATGGTTATGACGTTATCTTTCTGGCTGCTAGCGGGCTTTATGCGACGTTGCGGCTTGATAACGGAAATACCAGCTTCCGTGCATTAGGGGCTGTTGGTGATGGCGCTACAGATACTGATGCGCTGCTTAGTGCAGCGAATACACTGCTTTCTGACGGAGCGACTTTGTATGGTCACCCGGACGACGATTATCTATTTTCCGGTATACAGGTGATAACAAAGGCAATCACCATAGATATGCGCGGCGGAACTATTTCATCGGCGGCACTGTCAAACTCTGCCATCTCGTTCAGCAACGTAAATGGACAGGTCATCAATGCAGTAATGGACAACGTTTATATCTCGTGGTCAGGGTCAAGCGTGACGTTTGGTAAGGCCTACCGATGTAGATTTATAAACCAGACATACTCAAACACCACGGCAACATCAAATGCTCAAGGCGTAGTCATTGACTCTTGCTATTTTACAGGCAGAGCAAGGGGCCCGTCATCTTCAGCAACATATCCTTGTTTCCAGATAACTACAGGCGCTGGTCGGTGCAAATTTATTAACAACCATTGCTATGACGTAGAATGCGGGTTGACGTCTGACGGCATAAGTGCGTATTCCGACAATCTTATCGTATCGGGAAATACGTTTGAAACATTACAATATTACGCACTCAAAACAGATGTTGGTAACTTCTTCATATTTGAAAATAACAAAGTTAAATCAGCATTGTACGGCATCTTCTATGAGGCTTTTCATACGGATGGTGTGACATATGGCTCGCTTTCAGGCAATCAAGTCATAGCTGAAAGGAACTATTTTGACGCGGTTACTAGCTGTTTTTATTGCACAGCTGCAACTTCTAAAAAGATTCGCGGCGTGTTTAGCAATAACTACATGACAGGCTGCACGTACGGTGTGCATCGAGCAGTTGGACACCTATTAATAAGCGGGAACCATTTTTATAACGGGGTTGCGCTTTACTATTGTGGGACTTATGACCAAATCTGCTCATGGAATGTAACTATCGAGTCAAACGTCATAGAAGAAAGCGGCGATACATCCAGTCTTGGCAACGACACGCATGGGACGCCGATAACAGGTAGCATCATTGTGTCTTCATTAGACGATGGATCGACTTACCTAACCTCGATTTTGATAAGAAATAACAAATTCATTAATTACAAAAAGAACGGCATTATGGTTCCAATGATCGGCTCG